TTCTTTGCCTATATCATTTGTAACACGTTCAAACGTTTGTTGATCCATTATAGGCAGTTTGCCATTGTACTTATTTAAATAATCACTCATTGTTCCATTTCACTAATAACCATATTATAAAAACATATATCATTATAACATAAAATATTGATAAAGTCAATTCTAACATGGCAATACTGATTTATTTACTCTTTTTTTAATGTCTTTTATATACTCTTTGGTTTTTTCTATCATATAATAATTTCTTCCTTCAAGTAATGCAGCTTCAGCAGTTGTTCCTGTGCCTGCAAATGGGTCCAATACTAAACCGTTTTTAGGTGTAACTAAACGCACTAGATACTTCATTAAGTCTAAAGGTTTAACAGTAGGGTGATTGGAACCATTCTTTTCTTTCTTACTTGCTTTGGCACTATAAAAATATCTTGCCCATTCTTCATCTAATCCATCGTGTATAATATTAGCAGGCCATCTACCTTTTGTATTTTCAACATATTCTGCTTTTGTGTTTGAGTCTGTTTTCCAAAATCCACCTTTAGGTTTTGTCCACTTTTTAGGGTTATCACTATTAACTCTACACTCATCTAAATTTAAATCTTTGTTTATACCTTTTCTTGCCATTACAATAGGTTCGTGTGCAGGTTTTAATAGATTTTTTCTTTTAGGAAAACCACTGCCATATATCCAGTTAATCATATCAAATATTTCAAAGCCTGAGTTTTCTATTGCTGTTGCCATTTTATGATAATTTCTAGTGGCCGAAAATGCTAAAAGAACACAACCTGGTTTTAAAGTTCTATAAACTTGTTCCCAAAGTTCCTTTCTAAATGCAATATCGCCACCATCCCATTCTTTACCCATAAAACCTTTCGATAGTCTTTGAAAAGAACCATCTTTGCCATATTTAGCTTGTGTACTGTTAGTAAATCTTTTTGCAATTGATTGTAAATGATATGGTGGGTCTGTAACACATGAGTCAAAAACGTTATCATCTAAAGTTTTTAAGTGTTCTAAGCTGTCTGCGTTAATGATTTTATTAGTATCCATAATAATAATATTAAAATAAAAAATGCCTTTGTATCTATTCTTGTCATGGCAATTCTTTGACCCCATTGAAAGAATACAAATACTGTAAAATATAAAAGTAACATTGATGTTATCATCCAAAAAACGCCTCTAGTGTTGCTTCTCGTTCAAGTTTCCAACCAATAGAATCTAGTATGAATTTTAATGGGTCAGTAAATGTTTTTTCAAATTGCATATCATAATCAACATACTTGTGTAATTCAAATTCATGTGGTATTTTTGTAGCAAAAGAAATAACTGTATCTTTAACTGTGTTTGGTTGTTTTAACATTAGGAATTTAATTTTATCACCATTTTTAATTAAGGGATATTTTCTTTCAAGTTTATGTTTGTGTATATTATAATTATATATTAAAGAACCTTTTACATGAATAGGTGTTCCTTTATTATAAATTTGTGATGAATTTATATACTTATCTAAATTATTACAAGACCTAGGAAAAGCAACTTCTTCTGGCGATAGTGTTTTAAATACTTCTTTAAAATCACTTACAAACTTAATCAAAGTATCTTCACTATCATTCATAATCACACGAATAGCGTCTTTAATTTTACCTCTACAAACTTCAGGTGTAGATGACTTAACTGCTTCAACACCCATAATCTTTAGTTTAGGTATATCATATCGGACGCCTTCTTCATCAAATACATTCATCATATATCTTTTTTTAGCAACCCATATACCTTTATTAGCAATCGCTTCTCGTTTCATAATCATTTTTTGTTGATAAGCATTTACATACTTAGCAAGATTTTCAAAACTTTTATCAATTACTTTTTGTATTTTATCTTCAGCAGCCTTATTAATAAAATCCACTATTTGAGTTACCGATTTATCTTTACAAACTTTTTCAACTAACTTGTCCAATCTTAAATAAATTGAATCAGTATCAGACGCAACAACATAATTTATATTTTTTGTATTTAAAATTTTATTCATAAAAGTATTTACATCTTTTTCAACCCAACGAATAGAGAGTTGACCGCCAAGTGTAATTGCTTCTGCCTGTTTTACATCAAAGTATCTAAAGTATTGATTACCAATTGCACCATAGGCAGAGTTTAACGAAATCTTTTTTGCCATTTGTATATTATGACAACGAGATATTTCGTTTTGATAGATTGGATCTTTTGTCTTTTGAAATTCTTTTTTGGCTTCAATTGCCTTTTGTTTAAACACAACTCTTTCTGTGTACATCTTTTCCATTAACTCGGCAAGAAAACCTTGTTTATCTCTTTTAAACATAGCACCGTTTGGTGCAATAGTTACATTTTTATCTTTTGCCCATTTAAGATTTAATCTTTCATCTAAAAAGTTTTCTACACCAACTGCCTTAGGTTCAACACCTACAAATGTTTCAGGACTTATATTATATTGCATAATTAAATGTGGATAAAGTGAGTTAAGGTCAAACGAAACAATCCAATTGTGTAAACCAAGTTGTGGATCTTTTACATATGCACCTTCGTATTGAGTATCTTTTTCGTGGGTTTCTCTTGGCGGAATAATAATATTCTTTTTAAGTAGATGATTATAGATTAAAGTATCCCAACATCTTACTTGTGAATATACATCTGTATAGTTTACTTTATAGTCATAGGCCATTGTTAAACATAATTCAATTAGTTTCATTTTATCTTCAAGTCGGTCAACTAATTCAACGTCTTGGATATTATATTCAACAAATCTTTGATAATCTTTTGTATAGAAGTCTTTAAATGTTTCATATGGATTATCTAACTTTTGTTCGCCAAGTTCAACTTTAGCAATATAGTTTAGTTTGTAACTTTCTTGTCTAACATATGTAAACTTTCTATACAAATCAAAATAATCTAAAACAGAAACACCAAGTATATTCCAAAACTGTGAGTTTTTATTTCCCATTTGTACTCTATCAGCATTGACATAATTCCAAGGTGACATTTTATTGATTGTATCATTATCAAATATAAATCTCATTCGATTCATAAGATAAGGTATATCAAAAAATTTTACATTCCAACCTGTAACAATATCAGGATGATTTTTACACCAGAATTTAAGAAACTCTAATAATAGATGTTTTTCATTTTGACATTTAACATAAGTTACATTTGCTTTCTTCGATATAAAGTCACCAGTGCCCCACGTTAATATCTGTTTATTACTATGATTTTTTACAGTAATACAGATAATCGTTTCTTTTGCAGTATCAGGATCGGGAAAGCCGTTCTCACACTCGGTTTCTATATCAAGTGTGAATAACTTGATATAGTCTTTATTCCATCGCATATCATCTTTGTATTCGTCAGCAATATACTGATAATTGTAACGGTTCATACCATAGATTTTATATTCAGGTATACCGTTATATTCACTATAAAAATGTTTTGCCTTTGAAATGGAATCAAATCTTTTAGATTTTAAATTTATACCATCTAGTGTTTTAAATTTAGATTGTTCTTTTGTAGGTAGATATAGTTTAGGACTGTAGTTAATACGACTTAAATATGATTGGCCATTAGCGACACCTCTAATAAGTAATTTACCTTTATGCTCAACTACGTTTGTATAAAAAGTGCTCGCCAAATTCATAATATATTATAACAAAAAATATTCAAAAAGTCAACTATGTAATAATTTTACTTTTAGGTGTAACTATTGAACTTGTATTTTTTTCGTAAGCATCCAGTAATGATTGGTCTGGAGTTGTTTCTGTTATAATATTTGATTGTTTTATTTTAATTACTTCATCTTTTGTATAAGGTATATATGGATGAAAACCAATTTGCATTGGTTGTCCTGGTTGACCTTGCATTGGAATTAATACAAAAGGTTTTTTAAGTGCTTGATGTATTTCGTTAGTGTCTTCTTTGACTGGCGTACCAATCACGTCCTCACCTGTGGTGAGTCTATATAATCTAATCATAATATACTCCTATTCAGTTTTAGATTCTTCAGTATTTACTTTTTTGCCTATATTATATTTCGCTTGTAAATTCCATTCACCTTTTTCTTTAAAAGCAATTATCTTAATTTGTGATAATGGTGCTTTATTTTCAGCGGCTGTTGGATTTACAATCGTCAATAAATTCCAATCTTGTAATAAAATTGATACTGTGTTTCTTCTTTGTATATCGTTTTCAACTAAAGTTGCTTTTTTACCATCTAAAGCAAACAACTCTTTGAAATGAACTATGTAATATTTTCCTTGTTTGTGTAGTATGTGACAAGATTGAAATAATGTTTTATCTTTCCTACTTGCAACACCTATTCGGGACAAAGTTTCCCTAATCTTCAAAAAATCATCTGGCTGTTTAAGTGTAACCTCTAACATCTGCTCAGGTGACCAATTAAAACTTTCTTCACTCATCTTTTTCTCCCACCTTTATCTAACTTCTCTTTGATAAAGTTTAATTGTGTTTTATTCAGTATGTCTAGGGCTACTTTTGCTTTTGCGTTGCTATAACCATAATATTGTTTTACATACTCTAAATTTTTCGATTTAGCAGTGGATACCCACTTGCCTCCAAATCGTTTTCTTTTTCTTATACTATTTAGTAGAAAGTGAAATTGTAGCCGTTTGTTAAGGCCATGATGAATATTCATCTCATTTGCCATCATTATACTATCAATATGTTGGGAAAGACAACGATTTATAATATAAGGAGGGAACTTTTTTTCCCAAGTCAAGTCATCACCATCAAGCAAATTAACTTTTGTCCAGTTAATCGCATTTAAATAATCCGATAATTTATATTCAATCATTGTTAGTGTTTTTCATGTTTTTTATGCCCTTTATGAGAACCCATATAGTAATCGCCTGGTTCATAATCCCATCTCTTACCATGATGACCTCTTATATCAGCATACCACATTCTCAACTTCACTATCAAAGTTCTAAAAAGTGTTCTTCTTGCCATTTCATCCTCTACTTAAATTTACATTCTGCCATGATTTGTGTCAGGCACGCAACCATATTTATCTCATGGTCTGCCACAAAGGCTGATTTATATTGATAATCGGCGATTGTTAGTACGGCCGCAGGTATAGATTGAGGTTGTAGATGTTTGTATAGAATATCATAGATACTACTAAACAAAGATGATGGATCTTTATCAAGGTTTTGAACAACCCATTTTCTCATATCACCAAATCTTTTTTCTTTTAACATCTTAATCAACTCTTTATTATTGATTTCAGATAAAGAAACAAGTATACCACTATCAATCTTACCTCTTACAGAATATCTTTGTAACTCATTGATTGTTCTTCTAAAGTCTGGATAATGTCTTTGTATCAGTTCAGCCAATACTTTTTTATCAAACTCTATGTTTTCTGTTTTAAGTATTTCACCTAGTCTTTCTAAAAATGCAGTAGCAGTTTTTACTTTTTGACCATTTGTAATACGAAAATCAATTACAGTACAACGACTATGTAAGGCAGGTATTATTTTGTTTTTAAAGTTACAAGTAAATATAAATCTACAGTTCTTATAAAACGTTTCAATAAAGTTTCTTAATGCAGGTTGAACACTATCAGCATTCATATAATCTGCCTCGTCTATAATAACAACTTTATGATTTGTAGATTCTTCTAACGATACGGTAGACGCAAAGTTTTTGATTGTAGTTCTTAAAGTATCAATATGTCGGCCTTCGTCTGAACCATTGATGATAATGTAATCACAACCTAGTTCTTCACATAAGGCACGAGCAACTGTTGTTTTGCCCGTACCTGCTGTACCAGAGAGAAGAAGATTTGGTATTTCTTTTTGTTTTAGAAACTTTGAAAATGTATTTTTTAAGT